GTCAAACCGGCTATATACTGTGTTCTTCAAGGACCGAGAGGCCAACTTCGTTAATCAATTAAATAACAAAAAAACCTTGAAGAATGAATCTTCAAGGTTTTCTTCATGCGGAAAAAGGGACTTTTTAAATGTGTATCAATATAACATAGTCGATAAAATAGGGGATTATAAGGGGCAATACCTATCCTGACATAACATAGAATATAATCATTTGCCCCTTTTGTGCCCCTATAATATCTTAACATTCCGGATTAGCTGATTATCTCTTTCTCGCATTTTCTTTGTCACGTGGAAATATATTTCTCTAGTGACTTTGCTGTTAGCGTGCCCGATCCGGCGGGAGATGACTTCGAGAGGAATGTTCTGTTCTGCCATAAGGGCAACGTGAGTATGACGCATAACGTGAGTAGTGATCTCGATGTCTTTGGTCAGCACACGGTGGGCGGTCTCTTTTAAACATTTATTGTATGCCCAGTAATTCACGTAATTCCCGGATATATCCGGAATAAAGAGCGGACTGCGACTACCGGTAAGCAACTGCTCTTTCTTTACATAGAATTTGATCTGTCGGCACAATGTGAGAAGTTCGTCCTGGATATACACTTCACGGTAGGAATAAGAAGTCTTGGTATATCCGACAATCTTATTATTGGAATCATAATTTTTTGTAACGGATATAATCCGCTTATCAAGATTCACATCGACATCGTGTAGCGCAATGATTTCACCGACACGAAGACCAGAGAGGGCGGCGAAAGAGGCAAGCATTCTCCAACGTGGGACGGTGAGGTTGTTCAACAGAGTCTGCAACTCCTCGCGCTCCAGATATTTATCTTCCAGTTTTTCTTTCTTCTTAATATCCTTTTCTTTTTTGATTTTATCTATCCAGGCAACATCTGCAATATAATCATTTTCATATCCCCAACGGATAAGGGCCTTGAAACGGGTGATCCGCTCGTTAGTTGTCCCGACAGCTTCGTTCTGTTCAGCCAGCTTTTCGTTTACATAACCGGCAGTTAATTGAGACACTAACGTATCGTTCCCGAGTATACGGCACAGAGAGTTACAGGCGTGTAAATTCCGGGAATAAGTAGAGGGGGCACGAGCAGTTTTTTGAAAAGTATTATACATAGTGCAGAGCTGGCCAAGCCGCAAATTTTCCTTGCGGACGGCAGCAGACATTGAGATTTTCTCTAATTTCTGTTCAATTTTTTCGTTAAGGATCGCTTGAGCTTGCTTCCTGGTGCTGTTGGTATCTTTAGACATAGTACAAGACACCCGGTGGAGCTTTAGAGTTAACGGATCAGTGTAACGCTCTACAAATCTGATTTTTCCGCTTGGTAAAACTTCTGACCACATAATTTCCTCCTAAACACTTAAAAATGAGTATAAAAATAACACCTACACGGTGCCGGAAATTTGTGGTACAATATTCTTGCTGAATGAGTATTGTACGTGCCCTGCACAGTATAGTATTTATCGAAAGATCTCGGTGTTGGTAGCACTGGGATCTTTTTATCTATAAAGTTTATTTCATCTGCACTTTCTGCATCAACGCTTCCTGAAGCACCTGCGAGAAGTTAAGACCCATAGCAGTGGCGGACTCATTCAACCATTCAGGAATGGTGAGCGTCTTTTTAACAGCTTTCGAACTATGCTTCTTCAGATAAGCGAGTAAATCAAATTCAATGACAACAAGAAAACCATCATCAACTTTAAGTTCGCTGATATCTGTTGGATCAGGAATTGCTTCATTTTCTTCCTGTCTGCTTGTGATCGCAAGTCCTAATGCATCTACGGCATTTTCGTAAGCCTGCTGCATATCATCCCCGTCAGAAAAACATTCCGGAAAATCTGGGAAAGAGATCCAGAATCCACCGTCTTCTTTATGAAAAATTGCCGGATAAAATAATCTGTTCATATGCGATACCTCCATAATATTTTATTTGTGCCGGCAGGACTATTTAAGTCCCGCCTGTTTTAATATTGCCTGTTCCAAGCCTTTTTTCAAGTCTTTGGAGTGATAAGGAACAATTACTGTTCTACCAGTTTTAGGATTCATCAGTTTTACGTGTGAGCCATTTTGACTAACTACGATGAAACCATTTTTCTTGAGAAGTTTAATCATCTCTTTAGGTGTTAATGGCATCTTTTGTATCTCCTTTCCTTATCATGACTATATTATAGCACGTATTAATACGTGTGTAAACAAAAAAATATGTATTAATACGTATTTTACGTATTTTAGATACTATGGAGCAGCTTGCAAAAGGCCCTCATCTGAAAGTTACGGACCTTTTCGAATCCGATATTTAATAAGTGTCCCACATCTGGGACGATTCCCTCTTTTCGCAACAGTTTTTAAAATCCTATGTGTCTATTATTTATAGAAGGACGTGTACTACAAACAAATGTTCTTGAAAGTTTGACTATACTGTAGTATAATGAGACTAACTTAAAAGAATGATGCAGAGTACAAATCCTTATAACAGAAGCAGGAAGGAGGAGCTAAACGCTAGCTGAAAGGAGGAGCGCTGCATGGATAAGCACTATCAGGAATTCGAAGATATTGTTGAAATGCTCAAAAAAGCATCGCCGGAAGAATTACATACAATAATAATATTCATCCGAGCATTCCTTGGAGAGCGATGAAAAGTGGAGAGTCAGTATTACTGGCTCTCTTTTTCATTGACCAAAAATAAAGCCTTTTGTTCCATTGCTTCCCACTCTGATTCATCGAGACGGGAAAGCAAATTCAAAGATTCATCAGGTTCCTGGAGAATTGTTCCAAACCAATTTGCAAGATGATCATTCCTGCTAACCTTTTTAAACATCTTACCATTTCCAGTTCGAAGCCAATTTTCATTTACATTACATTTTTCACATATAAGAGCGATGGCAGAATCACTAGGAATACTTCTACCCATTTCATAAGTTGCAACTGTATTTCTTTTTACTTTCATAAGATCAGCAAACTGTTGTTGAGTAAGTCCAAGTTCTTTTCTTAATGCCTTAATACGCTCGTTCATATAAACACCTCCCTTTGTCACGACTTCATAATAACACACCCGCAATTACATTTCAATAATATTTGTTGAAAAAATCAACAAAATTAGTATTGACAAAAGTTTTATACCGACATATAATTGTTTTATAATCAACAAACGAATTAGAAAGGATGTGAACCGATGAGCAATGTATTTTCAGAAAAAGAAGAAAAAATTTTGAAAACATTCGAAAAAACAATTCCTAAGATGACGGAATTGGAGAGAGAAAAATTATTATCTTTCGGAGAAGGAATCCTTTTTGTGAAGGAAAAGGAAGGGAAAGAAAATAAGTCAGCTTAGGAGGGAGGCGATAAAAATGCTTGAAACAGTAGATGAAACCATCGAAAAACTGTGTGGATTTATACAGGAAGGACTGGAAAGCGATTTGACAGCAAATGATTGCGGGAATCTACCGGATCTAATAAAAGCTCTGGCGGAGCTGATATCCGCCAGAGCTATAAATTATTAGTCCTCATCATTATTGAGCTCGACTAATTTGTTGTAGATTTCCTGCATGAAATTAGCAATATTTTTTCCGGATTCAGCATTTGTAGGGGATGCTGTGCTGGATAATTTTGCAACAGTAATCTCAACAGTTTTCTCGATCAAACGTTCATTTCTAAACATAGGCGTCTCCTTTCGTACATACTCGGCTTTGGCAGAAGCCTGTATCAACAGAATAGGAGAGCAAACACGAAAAGTCAATAAAGAAACGAGGTAAGAAAGAGGTGATAAAACATGTACGCAAATAAAAAGAATCTTGCAGCATTATTCGGGGTAACACCACAGACGGTACATAGACGAGTGAAAGGCATTGAAGCCTTGATCGGGGAAAGATACAACCAGTACGCCATACTGGATAACTTAGTAAGCGTGGCTGTATATGCTGACTATGAAAAGTATCATACACGCCTGGCGGACAAGAATTCAAAGAAGTACGTCCCTCCGTTCAACATGAAAGAGGCGGGGGCGTACATATTCGTGGATCTGGAGAAAGGAGCATGTGTGCTGTGAGAAGAAGTATGAGTATGCAGCCAAGGAAAGCAACCGACAAAGGCGGATGGTTGTGTATGCCTTTGGTGGTCAATACGCCGGAAGGAAAGCCGGGATGGGAAAAGGTACATTGTCCGGTGTGTGGAGAACTGTGCTGGAAACGACTAGAGGATGCTGGGGTAATTGAGAAAAGTAGGTTGGAGGGAGCAATGTGCACATTATGTGCATTAAAGAAAGGGGCAGGCCAGATATGAAAAAGAGAGTAAGAGAAATCATTAAGATGCATCTGGATGCAGGACTGATAAAACTGGATACACCGGTCACGGTGATGGACTTAGCCGAAAACGAACGAATTCAGGCAAGTTTTGTAAATCGTCACATGATGAAATATCTGGAACGGGAAGTGACCGGATATAAGTTAAATGACCGGTCAGGACTTCTTATCTTGATCAAAAGACAGGAAAAAAATCCAGAAGGAATAGAAGTACATCAGATGGAGACAGAGCCGCCGGATCCGGTTGAATTGCTTATGGATCTGATAGAGAAAACACAGATGCAGCAGACAATATTCATGGTGCTGAAAGCATTGGATGAATGGGAGTATCCGTTTGAAAGTGTTACCAGTGCAAAAAATGAATTGCGAGCTGCGGGACATGCCATTGGATTAGAGATGGATGAGATTCAGAAAGTAATAGATGACGGAGGGCAGGATGATGGATCAAAAGAAAATTGATCTTTTAAAAAAACTGAAAACCTTAGCAGAACAGGGAATCGGTGGAGAAAAAGAAACAGCGCAGAAGAAGCTGGAACAGCTGATGCAGAAATACAACGTGGAAGAACAGGAACTGTCGGACGATGTAGTAGAACGATATGAGTTCCGCTACCATGGAGAGTTTGAAAAAAGACTGTTGCTTCAGGTAGGGTACAAGGTTCTTGGAAAGAAGATAAAAGAGAAAATGTACGAATACAGAAGAGGCACAGGAAAGAAGACAACACGAATAATTGAATGTACAAAAGCGGAAGCGTTGCGAATCCGTATAGAACATGAATTTTACTGCAATTTATGGAAGGAAGAACAGGATTTTCTTTTTGAATGTTTTATCCAGAAGCATCGGATATTTACGAGCAACGATGAAGAAAAAAACGGAGAAGGCAAAAAACTAACAATGGCAGAAAAGATTAGAATGAATGCCGCAATGAAGGCTATGCAGGATAAAAGTATGACACAAAGAATTGAGGGATAACAAATATGAAAAGACATATCCAGAGAATGAAAACAATCAAGCTTATGAAGATAATGCTCCTGATCGGAATAATGACATGGGTATTATTTCTTATCTATTGCAGAGCAGCAGGACCATTGGATATTGTGTGGAAATAAGAAAAAGCCTTCAGGAAGCCGGGTGAAGCTCCTAAAGGCACATGATGCATTGATAATCCCGAAAGATCCTCACAACCAAATACATCTATAAAAATTATAGAACAGACTTTCGGGAAAGTCAATGCAGCATCTAATGACTTTTCGTCCTTGTAATAGATACTAACATATCACCGAAAAAGAAATACTTGATAAGGATACGGTAAGGAATGGATAAGAGAAGGAAGTCTGCATACATAGAATACAACTATGAAGCTGCATATCAGAAGAAGTTGCATAATCTGGAAGAAGTGAATGCAGAAAAGATGTTGAAAGAGGGAAAAGTAAAATCCTTATATGCAACAAAGGAGATCAGAGCCGGGGGGCAACTGGAAGTGGAAATATATCCGGAGTTCAGCAGATCCCAGAAGGATCTGATTCCGGATGAAGCGAAAAAGAAGAAACAGAGGCAGGCTCAGAGAGATCTGAATGACAAGAACAGCCAGAAAGAATGCATCCGTACAATAGAAGAAAATTTTACCGATCAGGATATCTGGGGCACATTAACGTACACCGATGATACGATGCCGGATACAGAAGAAGAAGCAGACCGGAATATGGTCAACTACATAAAAAGACTGAATTACCGTAGAAAAAAGATGAACCTTCCTAATCTCCGGTATGTGTATACAACGGAATGCAGTGACAGAGGACGATGGCATCACCACATCGTACTGGATGGAGACATGGGCATGGACACTGTAGAACGTACATGGAAACTTGGAAGAAGAAACCAGATCAGAAGACTGCAGAGAGATGAAAACGGTCTGATCGGAATGGCAATGTACATTACGAAAAAGAAAAGAACTGACGGTGAGGGCAAGTATCGAAAGAAGTGGAGAGCAAGCAAAGGACTGAAAAAACCGAAAATCACTAAGAACCATTATAAATTCAAACAAAAAGATGTGAATGAAATAGTAACCGGACGTGCAGATATCGAAACGAAATTAAACAAATGGTATCCACAGTACAAAATGACTGTATACGAAGTGAAATATAACACTATGAATGGACGATTTTACATTTCTGTACGAATGTGCCGGTCACACGAAAAAAATGAAAAAGAAAAACCGAAGATAAGGAGATTTAAAAGATGAGCACAACAGTAAAACAGGTAATGAAATATTTAAGTGAATATCCGGATGATGCGAAACTCGGCGTAATGGTGGCGGATACAAAGAACCGGAAAAAATACCAGATAAAGGACGGAAATTGGCTTGATATGTTTTCCTATCCGGTACTCGTACTGGATGTCGGAGAAGCATGCGACATGGACGAGGTCGAAAAAGCAGTGGCATGTGAATGCGAAGAGCCGGAGATACTGGAACTGACCAAGAATATGGTTCACTACAAGTGCAAGAACTGCGGAGAAGATATCTGTGCAATAAAAAGAGGAAATTATAAAGAGCGTCTATGCAATTACTGCCCGAGATGCGGACAGAGATTTGACTGGGAAGGGGTAGAACTGGATGAAGCTTAAAAACATGAGAAGAAGCGAAGACACGGAACAGATCCACGTCTGCAACTGGGCGATGTGGAACGAGAACCGTTATCCGGAACTGAAATGGCTGCATCATATCCCCAACGGTGGCAGCAGGAACAAAGCAGAAGCGGTAAAGCTTAAGAGCATGGGAGTGAAGTCAGGTGTATCTGATCTGCATCTTCCGTATGCCAAAGGGGTATACATCGGATTGTACATCGAAATGAAATACGGGACCGGCAGACATCAGGACAGTCAGATAGAGTTCTTGCGCGACATGGCAAAGAACGGGCACTATGTAGCCACCTGTTACACTGCAGGAGACGCGATCACAGTTCTGGAAGAATATCTGCAGTTAGATAACATGATGGAAATGTTGGAACCAAATGACAGTATCTGGAACGAAGGAAAGATTAAAGAGTTAAAGCGCAGAGCACCAAAAGAGGTGGAAGGATGGACGACAGAGAACGGCAGAGCATAAGAGAGTTCTATGAAGTATACAACATGATCAAACAGGGAAGAGAGCTCCGGGTGAAGACAAGATTCACATTGAATCACGGAGGAAGTATCCAGATCTTTGAAGGGATAGGTATCCATAAAAGGCAGATCCTGAAAGTGGAAGATGATGAAAGCTGGATAGAGTGCTATAGAAGGGCAACGGAAAGCCTGATGGAATGGGAACACACGGAAGAACAGGAGGCAAGAACAGCATCATGAAAACAATCGCAGTAATGAACCAGAAAGGCGGGATTGGCAAGACAATGACGGCCGCATCTATTGCTTATATTTTGGGAGAGGAACAAGGAAAGAAAGTACTGGTGATCGATGCCGATCAGCAAGGGAATATCTCTATGCTCTACGGAGCATATGATCCGGAAGGGAGAGGACTTCCGGATCTGCTGGAGAACCATGAAAGGGACGGAGGTACATACACCACATATGAACTGGTTCAGACAACACCATATGACCGGATAGACATCATTCCGTGTAATGGCTACTTAATGAATACTAATATGTATTTGATGAAAACAGAAGAGGGTAATCAGATATTAAGACTTGCAGAAGATTTAAGAGATGTAGTAGCAGCTTATGATTATTGTATCATTGATTGCGGTCTGATCATGGACATGACAGTGATGAATGCACTGGTGGCAGCAGATCTTGTGATTGTACCAGTGAAACTTGGTGGATTTGAAATAGAAGCTGCTGATAATATGGATGATCAGCTTGAGACTATCCGCAGATTTAATCCGAAAATTCGGAAGAAAGTGCTGATTACAATGCGACAGAAGAACAAAACATCATTGCAGGTAGAAGAATGGTTAAAAGAAAACTCTGGACATGATTGTTTCAAGACAATAATCCGAAGATCTGTTGTAGCAGAAAAATCCACAATCGCACATGTGCCGCTTCCAATATTCTCCCAGGGATGCATTGCATCTAAGGACTATAGAGCAGTTACATATGAGCTGCTGAAAGAGTTAGAGAGGGAGCAAGATGAATAAGAAGCAGGAAAAAGGATTTGAAGAGAAAATACTGGCGGGAATAAGAGAATGCAAGAATGAAGCAAATAAAAAGATGGTATTTAACGGATATAGGAAACATGGAATGTGGAAATTGAATGCAAAACGAATAAACAGCGAGATACGAGGAGTGATAGAAGGTGTTAGGTGCAAAGGTAGTCATGTCGTAATAGTGGCGTCGAGATTATCGGAAAAACGGAAGAATAATAAAGGAAACGCATGGCGAAGAGTAAGGAGGAAGAGATAGATGGGAACCGGGTGGAATGTAATGGATGCGTTAAACAAGAAAACGCAGTCGGCAGCAGAAGATAATAAAACGAAAGCAAGATTCCGGACAAAGGATATTGCAATCAAGCAATTGTACAGTAATGATAAAAATTTCTACTCCATTACAGGAATTGAACAACTTGCGTCAGAGATCCTTGCAGTCGGGTTAATTGAAAATCTGACAGTAGTTTATGATCCGTGTGAACGTGGAGAATACAGGATAGTAGCAGGAGAGAGAAGATGGCGGGCATTAACATATTTGGTAGAAGAGGGATATAAAGAATTTGCGGTAGCAACATGCAAAATAAAAACACCTGCAGAAGAAAACGAAGAAATGATAGAGTTGATTCTGGCAAACGGTTATAGGAACAAAACGGTAGCAGATATCTTGGAAGAGCAGAAGAAACTGGAAGAAACATTAAAATACATGAAAGAGAACGGATTGACGCTTCATGGCTATAAATTAGACAGCGGACGGTTAAGAAATGTAATAGCCAATATGATGCAGGTATCGTCCACAAAGATCGCTCAGATTGAATCAATTAACAAAAAATTGATTCCAGAATTCGCGGAAGAATTAAAGGATGGGAGATTAACATTTTCGGCTGCATATGAGATCAGTAAGCTGTCAGCAGATATCCAGGAGGAAATGTTGGAACATCACAGGGAAAAAGGACTGACATATAAAGACGTGAAGGAATATGCCGAAGAACAGAAAAAAGCAGAAAGAGAAGGACAAATTGTTGGTCAGATGAGCATTAAGGACAGAAATGACAGCGTGTGCCAGAATCTGACACCGGAAGAAAATGTGGTAGAGTTGCGTATTCCGACAGAAGAGAATAGAAAGTACTTGGAAATAGTTGCGAGAGAGATTGTGAGTACGTACAAAGGATGGTTTCATGAAAATACGGAACAGATAACAAAGCAGAACGAAGAAATATGCAACGAACTGATAAAACAGAACCTCCATCCGGGAGCATCGGAAAGAACTTGGGTCTTTGAAGGAGATGACGGGAAGGATATTGGGGAAATAAGAATGTACAGCGGATATATCCAATTATGGATAGGCGATGAAAACAGCGGAAATTTCCATTGGCTATACTTAACAAGAGCTATCAGAAAAATGCTGGATATAGTTGTTACAGAAGAAGTAGAAAAGAGATGGGGAAAACCAAGGAATGAAGAAACCGAAGAAATTGAAGCATCTGACAACGTTACAGTATCTGATGTGGAAGAAGAACATACAGAGAAAGAAAATGAATACGAATACAGAGGGAAAGAAATAGATCCGGAACAAACCCAGCGAGAGACAAAACTGTACGAAGAAAAATCTAAGGAAACAGATCTTGATATTGCCAAGAGAGAGAATGAAAAATACAGGGAGTATTTGGAGATGGCTAAGAAAAGGCTTGATCCTAATGACACCAGGACGCGGACGTACAAAGTATTGGTTGAGGCACTGGACGGATATATCAATGATTTGAATACAGAAATGAATCTGCCAGAAGAACCGGAACAGCCAGAACTTCCGAGATTCAAAAACAATGATCAGCGGAAAGAGTGGCTGAGAAACTATAAAGACTGGGGATTATGGTACACAGATCGGAATATAAACGTAAATTACTACAAATATGATTTCGCTGACGGCAGCAGGATCGTAGTTACAGAATATCCGGATCGCATAATGGAATGGAACGGCAGAGAAAGAAGAGATAGCTACTATTTCCACTTGCAAGAAAAAAATAAGAAATCATATGGAAATGAGGAACTATACGATAAGCAGTACGTACATGCTCCAGACAGTGAGACGTATCTGATTGAGTTTCTGAAAAGACTGCAGAAAAATGCGGTGTGAATTTTATGAAAGTACCGAAAGTAGTATTTGATTTTTAGGAGGATGAAGATGGAAAAGAAAGAAAAAAGAAAGATCACACTGAGGGAATTACTGGAATACACAAATGAGGATGAAAAAGTATATATATGCGGAAAAGACGATGAGTATATCGGCAGATTCCGAGCAGATACGGCAAGAAAGTATTTATGCGAATCATTGCTAGAGGGCAAAGTGAATGAAATAAAGACGCAAGGAGGCGATATCGCGATATATGTGAAATAAAAAGCTTGCACTTACCGGTGATTGTATCACAAAAGTAACCGGGTGATATAGATTCCCTCCGGCAAAGCCGGATGGCAGCAGTCGGAGGGGAAAGGAGCTGAGAAATAAAGTAATGCTGGAGGATGATACATGATGGACATTGAATGCTATGAAAAATTATGTACGGCCATCGTGAAGCAAGGTATATATGATTACAAGAAGGCGTTGGAAAGGGTAAGACGTTATCCGAAAGATGAAAATGCTATGCACATGAAAGAAGAATGTGAAAGATTTTTTAAGAAAGATATGGAAATCTATAGTGATTTGGATGGGGAGATGCTGATCAGGAAGATACAACAAAGAGTAAGGGAAGGGAGCAAAGGTCGGTGAACAAAGGAATTCTGACGGAATATGCAGATATGAAAGAAGAAATTAAAGATCTACGCAGGAGGATAGCTAAGAATCAAAAAGAAATATCACGGTTGAACAACCAAACAGTTATAGACTCTGTATCTTGTGGGAAAAAGGGAAAGAAGTCATTAGGGATTGCAAAAGTAGAAGGAAATCCAGTACGGAACATTTCAAAAAAAGAAAAGTTACTAAACAAACAGCAACGGCAGCTAAAGAAAAGAGAAGAAGAGTTATTGGAAACTGTTCTTCAGGTAGAAGAGTATATAGGGACAATACAGAAAAGTGAAATGAGAACAATATTTCGTTTGTATTACATAGATGATTTACCATGGTATAGAGTAGCATTAAGAATGAATGAGAAGTATCCAAACAGGAAAACTAAATACACAGAGGATAATTGTCGCATGAAACATAACAGATTTTTAGAAAAAGTTGGATAAATGTTCGGCAATGTTCGCTTAAAAAGTGTTAGAGTATAAACTGGAATTAATGAACAGATATTAAATCATTCGATTAGTCCCCCAATCTAACAAACCGAGAAAAGACACCTTGGCAACGCGGGTGTCTTTTTCGTTGCGTAATGTCGAGGAATGAGATATTATGGAAAAAAGGTTCTTAGTATAGATTAATGGGGGCGATGCAATGTTTGAAATTAATGGAAACTTATATGATGGGAAAGATGGATTAACTAATATAGGTTTGTTTCAAAGTACCATTATAGAAGTTAGAATGTTCTATTTAACAAGATTGGCGAATATATTTTCGGAAGATATAGATCTCTATATAGATAATGCAACTGCAGGATCTGGATGTACACCAATAATAACTCCCGTATTAGGAAAAATCCTTGTAATGAAATTAGGAATATCAAATGAGAGTCAAAAAGGACAAATCGCATTTCAGTTTGCTCACGAATACATGCATTATATATTTTATTGCAAATATGGGATAGCGAAAAAACTTGCAGATAAGAGAGAAGAAACGATTTGCACTGCAGCTTCGCTTATTGTTTTATATAATTTATATCCTGGGGAGTTCATGTTGTATGATAAATATGTAAGAGAATGCGGGAAGGAAAAATACGTGGGAGGGGCAGATCTCGCAATGAAAGTTAATTATGATATTAATACTTTGGCAGATATGATTTGAGGTGGTAGTGTGTATGTAAGAACATATGAGACGTTAGATGAGTGCACTGTTAAAATGACACCGGAGTTGGCTAAACTGTGCGAACCTTATAACGGATGTCCAAGAGGGATGATGGGAGTCATGCCAAAAAACAAAAATCCGATTGAAGATATAAAAAGTAATTTGTTGAGTTGTGGGAAATATATTTTGCGGGGACAGGATGAAGATTTTATATGTGTTTCAAAAGCAAGATACGAAGAAGTATTATTAGAGTTAGATAAGATGCAATAG